CCTTTTGGAACGAACATTTCTAAAAGTGATGTTGTGAAGATTTGTATTGATAGGGTAGCCAGTCAATGTGCAAAACTAAAACCAAGGTATATCAAAATAGAAAACGATAAGACAGTTTCCGAGAAAAGCGGAAAGCTGTCTTTTCTTTTGAAGTATAAACCCAATGAAATTATGACACCTTATGATTTTATCTATAAGGTCATTACTACATTGCTACTTAATGATAATGCCTTTATTTATCCTAGATTTGATAAATATACAGGGCAACTTATAGGGCTGTATCCACTTAAACCAATTACGGTTGAAATGGTGATAGATCAGAGTGATCATTATTATATAAAATTCTTATTTGAAAATGGCGACTCCTATACATTACCTTATGAGAATATCATTCATTTAAGAAAACACTATGGACAAAATGATATCTATGGTGGTAATGGATCAAGTGGTGATCATGAAGCAATTCTTAAAACAATATCCATTAATGATAGCTTACTTCAAGGGATAGATAATGCCATAAAATCATCGATGCAGATAAAAGGGATTGTAAAGATGAACGGGATGCTATCAGAAGCGGATAAGAAAAAACAAAGGGAACTCTTTGATAGTGTACTTTCTGACTCAGTTAATAATAAAGGCAGTTCGATTATTCCAATTGATTTAAAGAGTGAATATATCCCTTTAGATGTTGATCCAAAACTCATAGATAAAGATACGTTAGAGTTCTTACAGTCAAAAATCCTAGATTACTTTGGGGTATCAAACCCTATATTTACTAGTAAGTATACAGAAGATGAATATAACTCGTTTTACGAGTCAACCATAGAGCCTTTAGCTATTCAACTTAGCGAGGCTTTTTCTATAGGTTTACTTACCAATAATCAATTAGAACGTGGTGAAGAGATTGTGTTCTTTAGTGAACGATTACAATATGCTTCATGGAACACAAAAGTCACTGCGATTGAAAAACTCATGAGTCTAGGTATCATGTCACTCAACGAATCAAGAGCATTACTCGGATTAGAACCCATCGAAGGTGGACACAAACGCCTTCAATCATTAAATTTTGTGGATGCTGATAAAGCAAACTTATATCAAGTAGGAAAGAAAGAGGAAGAAGATCATGAAAGTAACGATTAATGGAAAAATATCTAATGATGCTTTAAAAAGTATTTTAGAAACACAAAAAGAAAAAACAAAAACCATCACTGATTTTTGTAAGAAAGAAAAACTAGAAACATTTTCATATAAAGACTCAGAACTTGAGTTTGATTATGAACAAGAAGTGAAACCTAAGCAAACAAAAAAAGTAGAGGTAAGAACCAATGATAAAAGAAACTAGACTCGCAGAAGTCAGTCTTCATGAAGATGAAGGCAAGATGATTTTAGAAGGTTATGCTTTAGTCTTTAATCAAGAAACTTTAATCGGTGATGAGACTTATGGATTCATTGAAGAGATATCACCTAGTGCTTTAGGGGAGACTAAAATGAAGGATGTTCCTATGAAATACAATCATATGGACTCCTTTTTAATTATTGCTAGAACCAAGAATAAATCACTTGAACTTACAGTTGATCATATCGGTCTTAAAGTAAGAGCTGAACTCTTAGATACAAGTCATAACCAGGATATCTATAAAATGGTTAGAAGTGGACTTTTAGATAAAATGAGTTTTGCTTTTACAGTAGATGAACAGTTATGGAACCGTGAAGGGGATATTCCTAAAAGAACCATTACTAAAATAGAAAGGTTGTATGATGTGTCGGTAGTGGATACACCTGCATATGATGCAACCTCAATATACGCTCGTTCTTTAGAGTCCATGGAATTGGAACTAAAGACTATGGAGTTAGAAGAGCAAAAAGAAAAATCAGATCTAATCAAAAAACGTATCAAAATTAAATCAAAAATCTAAGGAGAGAAAAAAATCATGAATTTAGAATTAAGAAGAAAAGAAATCGAATCACGATTAAAAGAAATAAGAAGTTTAGTAGATACAGAAGCTGATCTAGAAAAGCTAGAAGCACTAGATACAGAAACAACAACCCTTCAAGAAGAAAGAGCATCAATTGATAAGAAGATGGCAATTGCTTCAAAAACAGAGTTTAAACCGATTCAAGTAGATAACCGTCAAATGTTTGATAAAGAAAAACTAGAAACCAGAGGACAAAGCTTAAAAGAAAGCAGAGTCATTCAAGTATCAAGTACTGAGATCTTACTTCCTGATCACACGTCAACGAATCTTGCGCCAGTTCCATTTGCTCAAGTGTCAAGTTTGGTTGATCGTGTGAATGTGATTAACTTAAATGGTGGTGAGACTTACAAGAAATCATTTGTAAAAGCAAATGGTATCGCAGGAACGACTGCAGAAGGTGCAGCATACTCTGAAACAGAACCTGCATTTGGTTACTTAACCATTTCAAAAGTTAAGATTACTGCTTATACAGAAATTACTGAAGAGTTAGAAAAACTACCTTCAATTCCTTATCAAGCAGAAGTCTTAAGAAACATTAATATTTCACTTAAGAAGAAAATCAGTGAACAAATCCTACGTGGTGCAGGAACGACGAATACATTTACTGGTATTTTTAGTGAAGCTGCAGTGGCACTAGCTGATAAAGCTGCACTTGAAGTAGAAGCAATCACGGATTCAACACTAGATGACATTGTCTTTGCTTATGGTGGCGATGAAGAAGTCGAAGGTGGCGCAGTTCTTATCTTGAATAAGAATGACTTGCGTGCATTTGCTGGACTTAAGACACAAGAAGGTCGTAAAGTTCACTCAATTGATTATGTCAATAAAACGATTGATGGTATTCCATATATCATTAACTCACACTGTAAAGCAATCTCAGATAGTAATACAGTCGCTGGTGAATATGGTATCGCCTATGGTGCACTTAAAAACTATGAAGTACCAGTGTTCTCACCTGTAGAAATTGGTAAATCAACAGATTATAAATTTAAAGACGGTATTATCAGTTATAAAGCTTCAGTCTTTACTGGTGGTAATGTTGTCGGTTATAACGGCTTCTTACGCATTAAGAAGAAAGCTGCTCCTGCAGCCTAAATTTAGTTAAGAAAGGATTGATTCCATCATGATTTTAGATATTGTAAAAAAGGCTTTGCTCATCCCCCAAGTAGAGACTTATGCTGATGATGAGTTAAATACACACATCAACAGCTGTAAACATTACCTTTTGAGTTGTGGGGTTGATCCTTCTTATATAAATGATGAATCAAATCCAATGGTTAGTACAGTCATTATTATTTATGTGAAGACATTTTATGGCTTTAAAAACGATGGAAGCGCAAAAGAACTACCCAAGTCATTTGATATGCTGGTAGGTCAACTCGCATTAACAAAAGGGAGCTAAACAAAATGTATCCAAATTCCCCCAATATAAGAATGGAATTACTAACCTTGGAGATGATTCCAAACACCATGGGTGTAATGTGTTATCAGTTTAAGTCAAAAAAAGAAGTGATTGGTATTAATTTTTCGATTACTTCAAGAGAGTATTATGAAAGTAAACGCTCAGATATCAGAATTGATATTGCTGTTAAAGTACAAGGGATTGTCTATGATGGCTCTAAGTATGTAGATATAGGTAGTGTCATCTATATGATAGAAAGAACCTATCAAGCAGGACAGTTTATTGAACTCTATTTAAAAAGAACATCCATCAAGTTAGGTGATATCATTGATTACACTTGATGATTTAGATAAAGCCATCGAAGATGAAATAGAAAGTTATGTAGAAGGGTTAATTCCTAAGCTTGAAAAAAGGCTTAATGATACCGCTGAAGATATATTAAATTACATGAAACGTAATGCACCAAGAAGTGGCTATAAAAATGCCTTTGCGGATTCATTTGTCGCAACCTCAAATGGAAGTGGGTTGAACACATCTATATCTATCTACTCTGAAGGTAAAGGTGGACTCACTCATTTACTTGAGTTTGGTTACACACACCGAAGTGGAAAGTATGTCGGACCAAGACCTTTTATGAGACCTGCTTATGATATGTTTACACCAAAGATGTTAGAAGACATCAAAGAAATCATTTCTAAAGGAAACTGATATGAAAGAAATTTTAGAATCACTTTTTACTACACTAAATTCTGTTTTACCAGGACAAGTGTCTTATGGAAAAAAAGACAGTATAGATGAAAGTGATGATTACATCATTTACCAAGAAGTATCAAATAGAGGATCCATGTATGCAGATGAGAAAGTTACCATGCGCATACTGACAATCCAACTTAATCTAATAACAAAACATAAAACCTCGAGTTAGAAGAAAAGCTCGAGGTATCTTTATATTATGGTGGTTATGAATTTCAAATGATC